GGTCTGTTTCAACCTTAATTACATGGTCGCCTACTTTCAAATCATCAACCTTTTCTTTTTTGATTGTAATTTCGCCGTCGCTCTCCGTGTAATCTGTTCCTTTTGTCAACTTGCTTGTACCGATGTAAATATCTCCTATGGTTACTGTGCCGATATTAACGGCAACCGTTAGCACCACGTCATCGTAACCGGTGCCCCCTGGATTGAGGTCAAACGTGGCTGTTTCAGGGCTAACGGTTAAGAGTTTTTTTTTATTAATGCAAATGCTTTGTTTGTAACTACGTCACCATCTACAATCGCATATCCGATATAATCAGTTTCCCTAGCTTTTTTATGGTCCTCTGAATCTAATGTTATAGCTTGATTTATGTTTGCTAAATAACCTTTATTTGCGTTACCAATTAGTACAGAACCTGAAGGAATACTATTATCTTCTTTTACTATTAATCCTAATATCCTTCCAACTCCTCCACCTGTTACATCTGGAACAAAATAAGGTCTACCATTGTTGTCAAGGAGACTTGCAATACTTCCCCAAATAGTTTTATTGTCTGCATAAATTGCCGCACCTTTTAAATATCCAGCTTTTATTTTTGCAAATGCATTTGTAAAATGGCTGTATGCCAATGGCGCTGCATCTGTGTATTCTACGATTTGAGGTGTATCTGTTTCTGCTTTAAGAGCTGTTATAATTCCTCTTGGTTCTGGCTTAAATTCGGCTGATTCGCCTGGTTTACCTTTACCACTTGCAACTCCGTATCCTAAAGCTGCACCCATCTTTTCAGCTAATCTAGATTGAATGTAAGGTATAAAAGCATCCATAGACATTGCTTTTAGTTTCCAAGATATAGTGATTGACCTAGCAAGTTCACATCCTGTTAAGTTTAGTGTGCCAAATCCTTCTTTACCGTCTTCTGTTTCAGTTTCTTCATCATACCATTTTGCGTCTGTTGAGGTTTCTCCTTTAGCTAGTGTTAAGTTACCATTAACACTTAATTTTGCAACATCATCCCACAATGGATAAGTGTCCTCAATTTCTTTCCAGATACCTTCCACAACTCTTTCAGGAATAACTACACCAGTATTGCCTGTTGTATGAGTAAATGCATTTTGAGAGTTATTTCTAAAGTCTGCATTTACTTTGTTAAATACTTCTTCTTCTTCTTGAGTAAGGTTTTGCCCCATCATATCTTTAGCCCAAGCTGTCAAATATATTTCCTTCTCATCACTTTTATTGAAAGTCTCATTATTCACCGTATCAACCTCTTTTGCGCCTTTAACATTTAAGCTTTGTGCTGTAATATCAGTTATTTTTGTGCTGTTGTTTAAAGCGTTTAGATTAGCTTGAGCCTTTGTAATTTCTTCCCATTGATTATCTAGCTCTTTAATTTCTTCCATTTTTGCATTACCTTCTTCTACTTTACCTTCATTAATAAGGTTTTCTGCCTCATTAATTAAGTTTTGTCTTTTTTCTTGATATTCTTGTTTATTCATTATTCATCTCTCCTTTTAGTTTTAATAAATTTAATTTTGCTTTACTTTTTTGTATTAAAAAATCCGAATTATTGTTTTTATCAACATTCGGACTCTTAATTGTGTTTCTTATTTTGTTTATTACCTCTTGCGGTAACATTATGCCGCCAAAACTAGCCGCCAACTTAGGGGTATTATCCATAAACATTATTTCATCAATTAGCTTGTACTCTAATGCCTTTTCAGGTGTTAGCCAAGTTTCTTCATCCATCATGGCAAGCAACTCTTCTTTTGACATGCCGCTTTTAATCATGTATGCATTGGCAATTGTACCGTTGTAATCCCTGAGCACTTGCGCCTCATGCTCCATGATTTTGTAGTCCCCCCGTGTGATTGAAGTTGTATTGTGTATCATCATTTCCGCAGTTGGAGACATCATCACCTTTTTCCCTGCCATTGCGACTATGCTTGCAGCACTTGCAGCCACCCCCACTATTTTTACAACCACATTGCCGCTGTAATCCTTTAGTAGCGTGTAGATTTCAGAGCCGGAAAATACATCCCCGCCAGGCGAATTGATTATAACTTCCAAATCCTCACCATTGGCTTTTTCAACTTCTTTTTCAACTTCCCTTGGGCATGTCGCGTCCATCTCAAAGTAGTCATATATCCATTTGTCATCGTTAGGTATTATCACGCCTTTTATTTTCACCTTCACTGTTCTTCACTTCCTTTCCCTAGTTGACCTGTGTCTTTCCTTAGAACGTAAGTATCTCCGCCCTCGCGTGGTGCCATGTTCAGAATCGCTCTGACTTCGTTCGGGTTCATTATTCCACGGTCAACATATTGAACAAGTTTCAGCTTCGTTTCCATACTCGCAAAATTCAAGTTAGAGGATTCAAATATAATTTTGTTTCCGAATCCCCGTTCACGTCTTGAAAATAGTTTTCGCGTGTATTCTCCGCTTAGCTGAATCACATCGGGCTCAACAGATACTTCGTAATACGATATCCAATCATCTTCACTGTAATTTCCCTGTACAATCTTGTCGTTCGTGTTGAAAAACGAATATATTCGCTGTGTTGTCTTGTCCATTTGTGAAGCGTTTGGCACATAGTCTTTCGGCTCGACTTGCGTCGCATCAACCTTAGCGTCTGTGGCGGCAGCTCCGACCGTGTCGCTCTCAATGTTTAAATAACTGTCAACAAAATCCTTTGTCTGTTTCTTGATGTCCTCTGGTCGCAAGGTTTGATTGAATTTTAGCAGCCACTTGATGATATTTGAGTTTTTGATTGCCTTTACAATGCCCTGGTCTGTGGTGTTAACAATCTCCATCAGCGGGGCTAATGCTTTTACTGGGGAGTCCCCGAATATTTCATTGTTGTTGAAGTCCTTCCGCAAATGGATTATGTCTGTATACCGAAAAGTTACGTCCCGCCCAGTCCTGAGCGTAAACTTTAGGAATGTTTCTCCTTGTTTGTTTTGTAACGCCTCACATGCTGTAGCCGTTATAGGATATATCTCCATCGGGTAGCCGTTTTCATCCCGATTGATATAAGCAAACGCATTGTTATTAAGTTCAAGCTGTGTTGCAAGTTTTTCCTGAAGCATCTGCCCGGTCATATACGGGTTTGGTTCCTCTAGCAAAAATCTCATATATGGCTCAGGATTAACCTTTATATCCTTCGTTCCATCAGGTTTTATCGTTTCACGTATATGTTTTCCAACCGTCTTTCCAATCGCCCGGACCTTCGGCCTTATGGCACTCCGCACAATGTCACTTTGGTACAAATTGCCGTTCCAGGCGTAAAAACCACCACCCTCGTCCGTAATCAATTTGTACTTTGAAACGGTCACGGTCCGGTTTCTAAATCTATCAAAAAAACCCAATTTACCACCTCCCTTATATTAAATTCATGTATTCTTCATAGTTATTCTCATAGACTATAAACGCGTCAAGCAAAGAGGCCGTTCCGTCAATTCTACGTCTTGGATTGCTTGTCTTGACTAAAGCTATATTGTCATTTCTGTCGGTTTTTATTGCTGCGTTGCTTAAGTTCCACTTTAGAACTGGGTTGTTATTATAGTTAATCTTCTTAGCCTTTAAGTCAGCTTCAAGCCTCTTCATAGGGCTTGAAAAAGTTTTCGCCCCTTGGATTACCGCCTCGGGTACTGCTTGTCCAAAGTTTTGCTTTAACTCGTCCACTAAGTAGGTTGAGGACCAATTATCATAACCTATCTTGTAAATATAAATATCTAAGTCGTTTTGAACTTCTAAAAACCATTCTGTGACGTCTTTGTAATTGACTTTGTTTCCCCCCGATAATCTTAATAGGCCCTTTTTCATCCAAATATCATATGGAATTTTATCTTCTCTAATTCTTTCGTCCAACAAATCAGACGGGAGCCAATACATTTGTTTAACATATAGAATCTCGTCATCTGGCACCCTGAATATGATTGTCGCACAAGTTAAATCCGTCGTTGCTCCTAGGTCGATTCCACCAATGCAGTATCTAGCCTTTAATTCTTTTAAATCAAATGTTGCTTCGTTGTTCAGGGTTTCAAATGTTAGCCAGGATTCCGTTGAAGTTTCTCTTATATTAAATTCTTTACATACAAAATTCTTTTCAAGCTTTGGATTGTCGGCCACTCTTTTAGCTTTATCTTGTAATGCTCTTAATTTTTTTATCGTACCGATTCCAGGGTTTGCTTTTACCCAGTTGTTCGCATCTCTCCACTCTGATTTTTTATCCAGCTCATAAATAAAAAACAAGGTCCTATCATCGACCTCGTTTCCTAGTTTCATGTTATTAAATTGTATCTCTGCTTCTTCATATATTTCATCAAATATATCTTCTCTAATTGTACCAGCTGTAGAAGTCATAATAATAAGAGGTTGCTCTCTAGCAGTTATACCATCAGCCATTATGTCGTATAATGCCCTGCCATTCTTCCACTGATGCCACTCATCCATAATAACCACATGGATATTAAGACCGTCTAAACTGTCCGCGTCAGAGGCTAAGGCTTTAAGAACCCCGTCGTTAAAATCAGAAAATATATCGTATGTCAGCGTTCTTATTCTTTTTTTTAGGACAGGTGATTTTTGCACCATCCGCTTGGCTTCTTGCCATACAATCTTGGCTTGGTCTTTTTTCGTGGCGACACAATAACATTCTGGGCCGCCTTCCCCATCAGCAACTAAACCATATAGACCCATGATGGAGTCAAGTAAAGACTTACCATTCTTTTTACCTACAATAAGGACTACTCTTTGATGTTTTCTATTGCCTTCTATATCTATAAAGCCATAAACACTAGCTAAATATGCTTTTTCCCATAATTCTAATACTACCTTTTTTCCTGCTAGTTTACCTTTAGAATGACAGCAGAAGTTTTCTGCAAATTCTATTACATGGTTAGCTCTTTCAGGTGAATAAAACCATTCTTTGTAACCATTATCTTTAATCCATTTAACTATCTCTTCATACTGCTGATATACCTTCTTAGGTACTAGCGTTTTTCCTTGCTGTATCTGCTCCCAATATTCCAATATAGGGTTGTAGTCATCTGGATATTTCCTGAATCCTTTTTTACTTATAGTTGGTTTAGTTTTACCAAATACAATGTCAGGGTCAGTCCTCGGGTATTTAGTCGGCTCGAGAATTAAATTAGTATCTTTGTGCGATAAAGTCTGCGAAGCCATCGTCCTCCACCCCTTTCGTTGGGGCTTCCTTTGGTGCAAGGTCGCTGAGCTGCTTGATTATCTTTTGATAGTTTGCATTCATTGTATTGTACAGTCTAGCGACCGGACGCTCTCTTTCATACGGCGGGGTATTAATGGACTGAGTAAACATTTCCATGCAGCCGTTTTTGATTATGTCCTCTTCCCAATCCTCCAACGTAACACGCATATATGCGGCCCGCTGGATAAGACCGTCAATGATTGCCTTGTTATCTTTGTCTATATCTTTATAAATCCTGTTAAGCCTTCTTACTTCTTTCTTAATTCTTTCATCTTTGGTTGTCTCTTTCTTACTAGCCACATATATCACCTCATTTCACAACCTATTTTAGGGTAGGGGGGTCATGTGCGAAGCCTGTGTGTTATTTGGAGG